CATATAGAACACTTCCTTTCATTTTCACATGAGGAAATATCTTAGACATCTCAGCAACAACATCTTCAATAACACTATATTTATCAAACTCTAATATAAGTCTCATATATAAATCTTATTTTATTGGACAGTGGCTAGCACTATAGATATATTTGTGATTAAGTCTCAGTTTTACACCCATTGCCTCTGCTGCAGTTTCAACATCTGTAAGACATTCTCCATCTGCACCACCTACAAGAATCACATCTTTAACCTCACTCAATCCTTCATTCATATTTTGTGCCTCTGCAACTTCTGTAAAAAGTTCGTGAAGTTTCTTTGGCATATGATACCATTTGTGGTTATTTCCGACATATATAATAAGAGTTCCTTCTTCTGTAGGAAAGAAATCTCCCTTTTTCAATTCGTTTGCATCTTCTTTAGTCTTAACTTCTTCATAGGTTTCCGGTGTAAGAACTTTTTTATAGAAGTCTGCATCAACGTCATAGTTGTATCTTTTCTCAATCAAGTCAGTTTGGTTAGGAAAGTGATAAAGATCTTTATGAACAGGTATTTCAGGATCTTCATCATATAGATAGTCTTTATCGACGTTCTTTCCATCTACGTGGTTGTCCCAGATTTGATATACCTTACTGAACTCATTACAATACTTTTTCAACTCATGAAGATAAATCTCATTGAAGAATTTTTTGAATGATTTTTGAACATCAACAACAATAAGAATGTCTTTACTGCTGTGGCTTTCGAACGTTTTTAGGTATCTCATTTACTATATATTATTTTCTCATTTAGATTTATTCGTCGCCAATGAATTTTGTTTTATAACCCCAGGTATAGCCATACTCTAAAAGTATCTTTCCTTCGTGTCGAACATCTGGATAAGATGCAATGTATGGTATATCCGCTTCCTGTAGAACTCTGTTTGCGTAGTTGTAAAACTTCTCTATCTTTTCATGATTACCACCAACATCCGGAACCCAAGCTTCTATACCAACTTCATATCTTTCACTTTTCAATATAGCATCCATATTGTCATACCAAGGTCCTTTCTTCCATTCGTTATCTTCTAACATAAATATGGCACATGGTTCGACATTAGAATCTGGATAAGGATACCAAAGAACAAAAGTCAAATTACAACTTCCATATAAGTCACCATGATCCATAGATGAAGTAATGTAGTCTTTAAACTCATATGGATCTACTTTCCATACTTCCATTATCTTATTTTCTATTTCTTGGTCAGATAGACCAAAGTTTTCTTTAACAGACTTATAATTACCACCTTTTCTTTTTCTCTTACAATATTGTTTTTGTGAAAAACCTTTAGGATTATTACAGTCTATTGTTTTTTTATATTTAACAGACCATCTCTTTTTACCACCTACTCTTGGTTTATTATAAGATTCATTAAACTCTTCCCATGTAATGATTTTTTTCATATTTTATATATTAAATAAAAAAACCCATCATTTCTGATAGGTTTTTAATTTCTAGATACTAGTATTTTTGATTAAGCTGGAAGTTCTTCTTCATCTTCATCTTCTTCTTGACCCTGTCCTTGTCCTTGAGCTTGACCCTGTCCTTGTGGTTGTCCCTGTCCTTGTCCTTGACCCTGTCCTTGAGCTTGTCCTTGACCCTGTCCTTGAGCTTGTCCTTGACCAGTTTGAGCTTGTCCTTGTGCCTGTGGTTGAGCTTGTTCCTGTCCTTGTCCTTGTGGTTGAGCTTGTGGCTCTTCAAAATCACCTTCTTGTGATTGTGCTTGTGGTTGAGCTTGTTCTTGACCCTGTCCTTGTGGTTGAGCTTGTTCTTGACCTTGACCCTGTGGTTGAGCTTGTGGTTGAGCTTGTTCCTGTCCTTGAGTTTGTGCCTCACCTTCAGTTTGAACTTGAACCTGTCCTTGACCCTGTCCTTGAACTTGTCCTTGTGCACCGCCCATTAAAGCGTTTCCAGGAATCTTCTCAACGTCTGTATTGTTAAGAGTTATGTATTTTACAATCTCTTCCGCGATGTCAACATCACCGAAAAACTGACGAAGATTTTTTCCTGTAGTATCTTTAACTTTCTTAACATAAGAATTGATTAAAGATTGTGGAATATCGATCATAGTTTTAACCTTATAGATATCGTTCACTTGAAGAACAGCTTCGCTGATTATTTCTTGTCTGTTTTTCTGAACTCTAAAACTTTCAAATTGTCTGATATGTTTCATGTTTTGGTTTAATTTTTTATATAGTTATATATTAAGTAAAAAATATCATTTTTTACACTTTTAATGTGCTATTAAGATTGCCAATATTCCGACCGCGAGACCTACACCTCCAAATAACCACTTTTTAATCTTCTCTTTTTTCAAATCATCTTTGAGACCATCCATCTGCTTATCTTTTATACATTTCTGCTCATCACATATCTTATTACTTTCTTCAAGATTTTTTACCTGAGTAGATAGGTTGTTTATTTGAGAGTCTTTATCATTTACTTGTAAATTTAGTTCAGAAACGTTTTTTTCAAGTAATACTATCTGATGGTTCTGTGCATCAACTATCTTAATATAGGAAACATTTAAACTATCACATTGTATTTTAGACTTTTCTAAAATATTTAGTATTTCTAAATCGTTGTCTATTTTTTGTGCCTGACTTAAAGTGAAGATGACAACTTTCTCACCTTTTTGATTTAGTTCAATCTTAGGATATTCCTGAGAATACGATAGGAAAGAAATAAGAACAAGCATTATACTCAATATTATTTTCATGGGGTTTTAAGTTTGTTTTTGAAAGAGTTGATAAGGTCATCATCGTCTCTTTTGATTGGGTTCTTTCTAAGATTTTCAAGTTTTTTATTCGTTTCTATCAAATCTTTGTTTGCTTTATCCGCGCGATTCTTATAATCCATAACATTTTGCTTAGATACTTCTATCTGTATCTGTAGATCTGCTATACGTGCATCTCTTTTATCAATAATCACTTGAATATTATCAAATTCTTTTTTAAGATTTTGGTTTGTATATTTAAGAGAATCTCTTGTCTTCTCTAACAATCTGTTTTTTTCCTCCAATTTATCAAAAGATTCTCTGTTACAACCTTTGAAGTTTAGAAACACAGAAACTAATAAACAAGCACCGATAAAATACAAAAGTGTCTTTTTTAAATCTATTTTCATAATTTTTCTTCTATTTTAATTTATATATCAAAATATTATATATATATTTGTACATAAAATAAAACGAACCATTATGCAGTATAAAAGACTTATCTGTTTTGATTTTGACGACACATTATTTCACACTCCACTTCCAGAAGATGGAAAAGTAGTTTGGAAAGAAAAAACAGGAACAGATTGGCCACATAGAGGTTGGTGGGGTAAACCAGAATCTATCGATGATGAGATATTCAACATTCCAAGAAACGAATGGACTTACCAAAAATATCTGGAAGCAATAGCTGACCCAGACGCTTATGTAATTTTAGCAACTGGTAGATTAGACAAAGTTCCCGGTATGAGAGAAGGCGTTGAAAAGATTCTAAGAGACAACAACATAGAATTTGATGAAGTTCACTTAAACTGGGGAAGTGACACATTTATTTTCAAATGCAACTTATTAGAAAGAACAATCAAAAAATTAGGAGTGAAAGAATTGAAGTTCTACGACGATAGAGAAGCACACTTGCCTAAATTCGTAGAATGGGCAAAAGAGCAAGATATCAAAAGTACAATAGTAGACGTTGTTAACAAAACAGAAACAACTATTCAAGGATCTAGTATATAATATATAATCAAAAAATAAGATAATACACTATGGGTAAAATTAAAGAACAAGTAGAATCGAAAGTTGAAGAAATTCTGTCAAAGCCTTATCGATTAGACCTTCACAATGATGACTACAACTCGTTTGATTGGGTAATAACGTGTCTTATGAAAATATGTAAACATGAGCAGGAACAAGCAAATCAGTGTGCACATATAGTTCACTTTAGAGGTAAATGTGATGTGAAATATGGAGACTACGATACAATCTCTACAATGAAAGAAAAACTAAAAACTGCAGGACTTTCAGTAACAATGGAAGCTAACTAATAAAAAAAATCCACTCAATGAGTGGATTTTTTATTTTCAATCATTAAGGTCTATTGAACCAGTTTATTCCATTCGGATTAGATCCTACATTAGACACTTTATTTCGTGACATAACCTGTCTTCTAACACTAAGAACCTGACTATAGTCAATTCCTTGTACATAATCCATGTTTTTCATACAGTCGTTGACATAAGCCATAAACTCTTTAGGACTATATTTATTACCCCACTCTTCGACCATCTCTTTGAATTCTGATTTGGCAAAAATAGAAGTGGCATTGACCACGGTCATAACCGTATCATCATGTCCTACGTCTGCTGCATATCTTACGTTACCTGCGGTAGTGACATGCTTAACAAAAGTTGTTATTTCTCTAATATTATCCTCATTTGTAATATGAAATCCTCTACTATACATAAGTTCTTGATAGTCTTTAACCATCATGTTTTTATTCTCACCAACTTTTAGTCCAAGTTTTTCTTCAGTCGAATCTATTCTATGTTTATACCTAACAAACACCGATGAACCATAGTTGTTGTTACCATCAAAAACGTGCGGCATCTCCGCCAATAGTGTGTTTCCATAGTTGTTTAACTCAAGAACTACTCTTACATTATCAGGATTCAAATATTCAAAAACAAGAAGATAAAGAAGTTCTGCTAATTGTTTGACAGAAACAAAGTTGTTTCTGTATAATCCAACCTGTTCAAGTCTGAAGAAATCAGTAATGGCCTTGTATTTGTGTTTTTGTGTTTCTATTAAATCTACAGGTTTTTCAGAAACTTTAAATATGTTTATGATAGAGTAATCTTGTCCTAAACCTTCGGATATATCGACAGAAAGAACATATTTATATTCTTTTCTTTTTAATGGCATATGTACTTCATCATCATCAATCCATTTTAAGTCTTCATACATAAACCTCAGTTTGTTCTTAAACTCAAATATTTCTTCATAGATATAGTTCTTTTTAGATTTTAAAAGTTCATCTATTATGGCCTCATTCAAAAGAGACTTACTTGAGTTAATAAATCTAAGTCCATACTCTTGATTGAACGCATCTTCTCCACCAATATCCTTCACAGCTTCGTCTTTCCACGTTGTCATCTCTGCAATGGCTAATATAGAAGTCTCAAATCCATTTTTGTCTATAAAATGAAGTGATTTAACTTCTTCATCTGTACACTTTTCATTGTTAAATACATGAATAACATCTTTCTGCTGGTCTAAGTTAAACTCAATCTTTGTCTTTGTGACTTCACCAAACGTATCTTGTACTAATTTAAATATGTCGTCTTTTGTAACACCATATTCATAAAGTTTGTGTGGATTCAATCTTATATAAGTCACAAACCTACCAGGAACCTGATACCAGTAAACCCTCATAGGTTTGTAGTTATTCTTCATTGGATCACCATCAGGTCTTTCAGCATCTGTTAATAACCTATGAAATAAGTTCATACCATTTGGTGTTGATGTAATGATAATCTTTGAGTTTTGTACCGCAGAAACGGTCGGAAACGCAGCGGTATAGTATGGTTCGATGATATTCGATGGAATATGTGCAAACTCATCTAAGTAAAGAACGTCAATGGTAAAACCAATCGCAGGAGTCTTAGATCTTGCAGATGTTTTTATTCTACAACCATTCTCAAATGTAAGAGATTTTTGATTCCAAGTCTTTACACCTGGTTTTAAGAAGAATGGAAGAAGTGTGTATATCGATTTTACTTTATCCACAATCTCAATTGCAGTATCACCTTTGTTGGCAACAATCATACAGTTCTTATCATTACTGAATAATATCGTATGTAGTATGAAAATAGCAGAAGACACGGTTTTACCAACCTGTCTCGATGCCATAAGTATATTGAATCTGTTGTTGACAAAGTTGTCTAAGATTTCTTTTTGGTAATCTCTAAGAGTTATCGAACCAACAGAACCATCTTCTCTTTTTGTCTTACAATACTTCTCAGTAAAGTAATGTATATCTAATGCACATCTTACGTATTCTTGTTGTTCTTCGGGAGTCATTCTAAAAGAGAC